GAAATTCCTTCGCCGGTCCCGTACGGACCGACTCTCGTGTACGTCCCTAAAACTGTCACCCTCGAGTTCCGTGCAGGAGCTACGCTCTTTCAGGACCTCCAGGATCTCGACAGCTGGCAGGCGTACTTACGAGCCTTCTTGGGGACAACTGGTCTGACGAACCCGACAAAGGTAGTCTGGAATGCTCTTCCTTTCTCCTTTGTTCTGGGTTGGTTCGTCGAACTTGAGTCCCGGTTAGACTCGCTAAACATCCAGCAAGCAACTCTGGATTTTAGTGTGTGGAACACGTCCCACAGTGTGAAGTCTTTTAGTCGAGGGGATTTATTCCTCTTGAATAAAAGCTCCTTCATGCCGAACCCCGAAAGGTATCAGCACTTAGGGGTGGTGACGCTTGAAAGGTATGAGAGACAACCTGGCTTTCCGACTGCTCCAACCGCTGTGGGTTGGAGTGGTCTCAGTCCCAAGCAGCTGGCGCTTACACTAGCAATGCTCACCTAGCAAATGTAGCTAGGTGGCACTAGGGCGGGTTTTAACCCCGCTGTCACAGGAGTAAATCCCATGTCAATCGCTTCGCCGCTCACGCTGGACGATGCCGCAGGTAATGCGAAAACGTTCCAGCGCCTGAGCACTGTCGCCGGTGGTTCGGATTGGATCCGAACAGACACCAATCTCAACGAGCCTGTCCGCCTTGCTATTAAGCATACGCAGTCGGGCTCCGGGTCGAATATCGTGGACCGCCATCTTGTTCAACTTACGATGACCAAGATTGACGGTGCGGGTATTCCGCGCACTGTGACGGTGAATCTCACCATCCAGTTCCCACGTACGTCGGCCATCAGCAATGCTAACGTGAAAGACATTGTCGCTCACGCTGTCAACGCTGTTACCGACAACCAGCTGTCGTCGGGTATCACTACCTCGACTAACCTGGACGACCTTTTCATCGGCGTCATGTAGTAACTCGAAGTGACTCGGCATGGCTTGACGGAAGGATTTCCATAAAATGGACCCCTTGAAAAGCCGTTTCGAATACCTCGAACTCCTAGTGGCGACCTTGTCGGACAATCCGCTTTCACTGTCGCAGAAGGATCTCCAGCGCGATATCAAGACCATACGGTCAAGAGTTGCGCAGGAAGGACTTTCATTCCTCACTAAGACTCTCCCCAAGCTGGGGAAAGCCCTAGATGCGGTAATGGCCGGTGACACGTTCGACCTCCCCCGTGGGTTTCCACGTGGTAAAGGCAAGAGGCCTGCATTCCTGCAGGCGTACTTTAAGCGTGTCCTCGGCAACGACGGTGAGCTCCTGGACGACGCAGACGTAGATGCGATTAAACATACGTCAAGTCTGTTACATGCTCTACAAGCTCGAGCTTCCCTATTCTGCTAAAACGGAACAAGCCGTCCTCGACGGTTTCGTCCGTACAGAACAGGAGCTCGAGATTCCGCGCAATGGGGATAGTGACAGCATAATAGCTGCTGCTAGCTACATCGTGCGGGACCTCCTCGAAGGGTTCAACCCTAAAGAGATTGTATGTAGGCATGGTCCGGGAGCAGTGGCTACTGGTGAACGCACGAACGACAAGTGGACGTTTAAACGTCTCTATAGTTCGATCCACCAGTACTATCCCTACTACGAATATTTCGTAGCGGGGTGGGCCGCTGAGGTTTTGGATCGCGTTGGATGGTACAAAAGCTTAGAACGACTAACGTCGGGCCAGGCTAAGGTCATCCTCGTACCCAAAGACTCACGAGGTCCCCGTTTAATCTCTTGCGAGCCATTGGAATACCAATGGATTCAACAGGGACTAGGGCGGAAGCTATCCGATTACGCTGAGCGTCGCTCTAAGTATCGGATTAACTTTAAGGACCAAGGACGCAATCGGGAGCTCGCGCTCACGTCCTCCCTTACAAGGGAGTTCGCGACGCTCGATCTCAAGGACGCGTCCGATCGTGTGTCCTGCGAGCTTGTAGAACGGGTCTTCGCCCATACGGGCTTAGTTCCCTATCTTATGGCATGCAGAACAACCTCCACGCTTCTACCCGATGGTAGGAGTATCAACCTGAAGAAATTCGCTCCTATGGGATCAGCTTTGTGCTTTCCCGTCGAAGCTATCATCTTCTGGGCGATTTCGGTGGCTGCAGTCAATCGACTGCACGGCGGAGCAACTTCTAAGTCGGCTACTTCGGTTTTTGTCTATGGAGACGATATTATCGTACCCACGGACGCGGCCGATGCTGTTGTGGCAGCACTGGAATCCTGTGCACTGAAAGTGAACAGGGCTAAGTGCTGTATCCGCGGGCCCTTCCGAGAATCCTGTGGCATGGACGCTTTTAAAGGCGAAAGTGTCACAGTTACTAAGGTTCGGACCCTTTGGACCGGCAAGCGGTCTGATGGTTCGGCCTTCGCAAGCTACATAGCGCTGCGTAACCAGCTTAAAGCTGGTGGCTATGTACAAGCGGCGGCTTACGTGGCAACACACCTTGGTAATACCTATGGAAAAATTCCCTACGGTACTATCTTCAGTGGGTTTCCATGTTTCATTGTGGACGACCCTGTCGAAGCAAGCATCAAAAATGCACGCAACGATCTAAAGGTTCGATACAATGAGAACCTTCAACGTCTCGAGTGGAACATCCGAGCGCTGAAAAGCGTGAAGGTTGACTTCACACCAGACGGCTGGCCACGCCTCCTTCGTGATATCACGATGGGGGCTGGTGATGAGCCAGACCAGGTAGTTGTCCCGCGCTCTACCATACTAAAGCGTGGGTGGGCGGCTATTTAAAGCCGCGAGGGGGCATCACAAAGCACATGCTTTCGCAGGGGC